GCGTGATCGTAGCTACGATCCCCGTCAGCAGAAGCCTGGGCGTGTGTCTCCTGTGGTTAACCCCAACGGAGCTATCGTGGACTACCGCTACACCATGACTGAGCACAACCGTGACAGTCTCCTGGATCGTGACAACTCCATGGAACAGGTGCTGGGTACTCTTGCTGGCCAGATCGTGGACAAGGTTGACTCCGCAATCCAGAACGCTGACGTTGTTCGTGCTATGTACGACCAATTCCGTGAGGATTACGCCAACCGTCCGAGCAGCTACCTGGTTGTAGGTAAGGACAGCACTGATCCTCAACTGCTGGAACTGTACCAACTGCTGCCAGAGTCTACTAAGCGTGAGATCCGCAAGACTTGGGGTAGCGACAACATGCAGATCCCTGCTGATCAACTGAACATGATCATGGGATATCGCAAGTACAGCCTGACTACTCCGTTTGGCTTGGCTGAAGATGAACGCAACATCGCTGAGAAGGTACTCGTCCGTGTTGCTGAAGCTATCCTGGGTGAGAAAGCTGCACTTCGCATTGGTCGTGCGGAGGATGTGATGCAGGAACTGGTTCGTGAAGCCAAGGACATCCTGGTCATCAAGAACATCACCACCCTTGTAGGCAACATTGTGTCGAACATGACTCTGTTGGCTTGGGAAGGTGTTGGCTTGGCCGAAGGTGTTCGTGCCCACGCTACCGGTATCAAGGCTGCACTCCAGTATCGTCAGGACAACAAGAAGATGATTCAGCTTCAGCGTGCTCTTGACGTGGGTTATCTGCCCAATGGTGAGCAAGCTGTGCGTGATGAGATCGCTGTGCTGATGGATCGCTTGAACCGCAACCCGATCAAGCCGCTGGTCGATGCTGGTTTGATGCCAACCATCGTAGAAGATGTGGAAGCTGATGACTCGCAGTACAGCTACAAGTCTTTGCTCCAGAAGAAGACTGAGAAGTACACCAGCAAGCTGCCGAAGCTGGTACGTGACATTGGTCGTCAGGTCTACATGGCTCACGACACTGCTGCGTACAAGTTCCTAAGCCAAACCACTCAGCTGAGTGACCTTGTGGCTCGCTATGCACTGTATGAGCACCTGACTACTCGTGCGAAAGATCCTCTGAGTAAAGCTGATGCTCTGCGTCAGGCTGAAGAATCGTTCATCAACTACGACTTGCCTTCTGGCCGTGGTCTACAGTTCATGAACGACATGGGTCTGGTGATGTTCACCAAGTACTATCTGCGTGTGCAGAAGGTGATCGCTCGCTTGATCCGTCAGAAGCCTGCTCGTGCACTGGCTCTGGTAGCTGCCAACCACTTTGTGAGTGGCTTGCAGTCTGTAATGGATAGCTCCTGGATCAACCGGATAGGGCACAACCCTTTCCAGTCTGGTCCATGGGCATGGCCATCCAGCTTGAGCGAACTGCCAGGCATCAAAGGTTTGATGAACCTGTAAAGAAGAAAGGGGGAACACATGTTCCCCCTACTTCTATTTACCGAAGCAATGCTTCAGCCATTCCCATCCTACCCAGCAGATGATGAGTAGTGCTATGAACAGCGCTACTACCACTCCGAGTATTCTGAAGACCCAGCTGAACACGAAGCCAAGGAATAGAATTCCAATCACGGCTCCTGTTAGCGCACCTGCTCCGAGTAAACCTTTAAGGACTCCCATGTGGACTCCTTACTTCTTGTCGAGGAAAGCCATTCCCTTCATGACTACTTCCTGCGCCAGGGCAGGATCTTGCACAGCAGCCGCGTAGGACATGAGGTACTGGATGTGGATGTTCTCGCCCCGCTCACCGAGAGCAGCACGAGTCATCACACCGGCCGGTAGACTGGCCGACCAGTAGATCGGGATACCGTGTTCACTAGCAACTCGCATGGCTTCGTCCAGCAGAGCCTTCAGGCTCGGCGGGATGTTGTTCTCGTAGTTGCTACCCGTGAGGGTGTGAGTGGTGCCGTTTTTCTTGGCTTCGACTACATCATCAACCAGGCTCATTCGGAAGCCTTCTTGATGCTGTTGATGTTCTCGTTACCTACTGCACGGAATGCCCGAAGGAAGCGTTCGGTTTCCTGCTTCAAGGAAGCGTCGAACATTTCCAGGACAGACAGGCCGTCTTCGGTGGCACTGTCGCGGATAGTGTTCGTCAGCTTGTTGCGCATTTCGATGAGGGATAGAACACGGTTGAGGTGCATGTTTTTCAGCATGCACGCTTTGCTCGTTTCGCCCATAGCGTAGTTCCTTTTGGTTGGGTGTAAGGGTTGGAGTGCTCTGGTCTGGACCCCGTTGCGGGGCGGTGGGTTACCCGTTGCAACGGGCCAGAGCACTCCCTTATGCCTACTGGACCAATAGACATAAGAAAGCCAGCTGTGGGGTAGCTGGCTTGGTCTACAGTGGCAAAGTATCAGGGAGGTAGTAAACGGCCCCTTGGATCAGAGGGGGAAAGGACTTCTCGATGGTGGAATCCAGGGGCCGATGAGGTGGTAAGAGGTTGTCTCCACTTCATGAATCTCAACTTACAGGAGGCTGACATGGCAGTCAACACTAAAAAGAGTCCGCCTACCCGTAACCATTACGAGAACTTCAGAAAAGGAATGAAGGTAGTGACGTATCAGCGGACAAAAGGGAATACTCTTTTTACTGTGGACTGTGGTCCTGCGGAGGTTGCTGACCTTCACGCATGCTGAAGCCAGAGATACGACCATTACGGTAGTCCGCTGCTTCTACCGAACCAGTGGGGTACGGGTTGTCTTTCTCGGAGTTCTCCAAGCCAGCACGCACACCTTCGAGGTACGCAATGGTGGCATCCATTCCCGGACGGAACGGAGGATTGAACTCGGCTTCGGTCATGGTTCCCAGGAAGGACACGCTGAGCATGATCGAGTTGGCACCGATACCGCTACGTTCTTTGATCAGAGCGATCAAGGGTACGGTGAAGTCATGGCTACTGCCTTGTTCGAAGGCATGGATAGCCGACTGGAATACAGTGCCTACACCAGTGGGAGCGGCGAAGGACAGGAGGTAGTACGACTTGGGTTTCATGGTTTACTCCGGTAGAGACAGCCCCCTGTTACGGGGGCTATCGGCGCAGGGAAGAGGTGTTAGCTGAAGAGGCTACCACCAGTGCTTGCCGGAGCAGTCTGTGCGGCTTCCGGTTCTTCCTTGGCTTCTACCGCAGGGATAGCTTCCGCCTCGACCGCAGGCTCTTCAGCTGCGACTTCCGGCTCGGCTGCCTTGGTTTCGACGACGGCTTCGGCCAGCTTCGCGGTAGCTTCGGTGTTGACGACCTTCTTGTCGGCCTTCTTCGGCTTCTCGGCTACTTCGATGGTCTGCGGTTCGGAAGCGACCGGAGCCTTGGTGCCAACCAGACTGGCAACGGCCAGTTCGGGTACTTCGACGAAAGCCACGATGCCGCCGTCGCCCTTACGGGTGGTCTGGAAGGTGATCGACAGCTGGGAAGCGTCGGCTTTCAGGCCGTTGGCGGTCAGGTAGGTGGCGATGCCAGCGGCGACTTCAGCTTGTTGCAGTTCGATTTTCATCTTGGTTCCTTTTAAGAGAGCATGGCCAAAGCCAGCTTGAAATCATTGTGATGGAATACCCCGTACTCCGCAGCTGCGCAGGCATCTGCCATGTGCTCAGCCTTGGATGCTATCACCTCGCCCTTGGTGTTACGGGGCCAGTTGAGATGGGGGTACTTTTGTACTGCCCACTGGATCATGTCCGCCTTCGAAGCTGTCTTCGAACGACAAGCCATGACCTTCAGGTCAGTGGGGGTGAGCAGGTGGAAGGGCTTACCGCTTGCCCGAATCGCGGAGAGAATCCCAATACACATGCCGTAGCTTTTCATGGCTGCGGCTGATTGGGAACCTACTGGCACTTCCACAAAGATTGCTTGTGCTTCCTTGATCACTTCCAGAACTCTGGTGGTGATCTCCGTGGACCGATTCAAGTCATCGCTGTTGACTCGGATCTTCTTGTCCTGGGACTTGGAGGTCTGCACTACCTCGATGTACTTGAGGTTGAGGGTGTTGGAGGTTGTGTCAAACTGACCGCAGGCTAGACCCCAGTTGCTCATGCTGGGGTCCATGCCGATTACGTTCAGCTTTGCCATTGCTTCAGCCGTTCTTCCAGTATCTCAATGAGATTCTGTTGAGCGGTTTCCTGCTGTTCCAGGAGGCTGTAGGCGTACTCCGGGATATCTACAGCTGTATCACGACGCAGAAGCTGAGACAGGCGGGCCTGACGCTCACGAAGCTCCATCAGTTCCAGTTTCAGCCGCTCCTTCGGGAGCATCCGAAGATGGTGGATCTTCTGCATCAGTTCGTAGCCAGCGACCTTCCACACCTCGTCCTCAGCGTTGCGACGAGCGATCTCTTTTCCGATCTCGGCATCGAACTCTGCGGGGTCCACACAGTAGGATTGACCTATGGCCGTCCACCCATTACTCAGGGTAAGCTGGCACACGGTGGTCAGACCGTTGGGAAGAACCGTGAAGGTTTCCCCTACGATCATGTTCTTCACGTCTTGCGGGTTGACTTTCATTCGCTACCTCCCAGTAGCTCCAGCTGCTTCTTCAGCCGGGCGATCTCTTCCCGTAGCTTCTTGGTTTCCTGGTAGGCAAACCAAGATGTCCCCTTGCTGTAGCTCGCCATGATGGTCTTCACTTCTTCAGGGGTCAGTACGGTGAGCTTGATGTCGGAATTGGGTTCACAGAACATCGAACCGTCATCCCAGTCGAAGCCAGGAACCACACTTAGCACATCTACGGATGGCCTCGCCCCGACAGTACCGGGGCGGAGGACAGGGATGCGTAAGGTGTGGTCCAGCAACCGTTCGCGTTGTTGCGGATTGGTGCAGTAGCTCAGCTGCCGCTTCAACGAATCGAGCAGTTCCCGGACCTTCATGGCTTAGCTGAACAGGCTTGCGGGCTTGCTGCCGCCTGCTTGACCGCCACCAGCCGGAGCCGGACGACCGGAGTTGCTGCCGCCGCCTGCGTTCTTGCTGGTCTTGTCGCGTACGGTGCCAGCCTTGGCTTCTTTCCACTTGTCGAAGAACTCGGGGTCAGCCTTGGCGCGGGCTTCGTTCAGGGTCTTCTTGGTGCCGAAGTGGAATACGGCGGCCAGGTCGTTCAGTTCGCGGGTTTCGGACGAATCTTCGTACTGCCCGGTGGCTTCGTTCTTGACGCGCTTGTTCTCGATGACCTTCTCCAGGGCCAGGTAGATGTCCTTGCCGGTCAGGTCGGCGAGTACCGGAACCTGCTTCGGTACCTCGGCCCTGGCGTCGAAGTCGTAGATCTTGAGGGTGCGCTGTTCGGGCACACAGGCCGCCAGTTCTTTCTCGGCGGTCATGAGGCAGATCGCGTTGACGATGTTGAAGCCCGGCAGGTAGTGCTTCTCGCCCTTGTCGTTGACGTAGTAGTTGACTTGACCTTTTTCCTTACCGCTGGTCACGTACTGCTGGATCTTCAGCTTACGGCCAGTGCCATGCTCTTCGAACTCGAAGTTCACGGCCAGGGCGCCCTTGGAGGATTCCGAACCGTAAGCGGCCAGGATCTTGAAGGCGTAGATGTCGGTGTCGAAGATGCGACTGCCGCCGCCAAGGGTATCCTTGGCTTCTTGTACGTCGGTGTTGTTGCTGGTGCTCAGATTGCCGAACATAGTGCTGTTTCCTTTCGATGCGTGTATCAGTTGTAGTACCAGTCCAGATGGTCGAGAACCTTCTGGATGTCGTTGTCGATGTAGGTCTGCTCGTGCGTCCACATGCCCATGGGACCACGGATGCGTTCACCGACAGTTTCCTTGGTGATCTGCGTCTGGAAGACGTGCTTGTAGCCAAGCATTTCTTCTTGCGGCGTGATCTCCAAGAGCTTGTTGTTCTCCTTGAACGGCTCCAGTTTTCCGAGTTCTATCTTCTTGGTGGATATCACCGTGGAGAAGTAGGACTCAATGCCGTTGTTCTTCAAGGCACCCTTGACCGGAACGGCTACGTCCATGGCCATGGTTGCCTTGTTGTACTCTTCCTTGGTGTGAGCCAGGAAGATCACCTTGCAAGGACTGCCAGCTACCTTCTGCTGCATCAGATCCTTGAAGTACTGCTGGAAGTCCATCCATGCAGCTTGGCCGTTGGCCGCCCGGTAGATGTACTGGGACTCGTACATGTCCAGGAGGTAGGTGAGGGTGTCGATTACGATGGTGTGGGCTTCTACCTTGCCCTCCGCTACGGCGTCGAATGCCGAGGGAATCTGGTACGGGTCAACAACCGTACGTTCGATGAACTTCGACTTGAAGGGCAATCGCTTGCCAGCCTCGCAGTTCAGGTAGATCACACCTTCGGGATTCCGTAGGTTCCGCAGACAGGCAGACTTGCCGGTAGCGGACAACCCGGAAACCAATACCAGATGGTCATTCACTTGCGTCATGATTGACTCCATGTTGGAAGCGAAAGGGTGCCGGAGGCACCCCTAAGCTCAATTGCCGTTGGCCCCTGCCTTCTTGGCGACAGAAACCATGATGGTCGAAGCGATCTCAATCTCTGACAGCTTGTCAGCCATCTTCGAGTTGAGATCGTTGACCTTGCCGTGGATGGCGTTCACGTTGAAGCCAGCATCCAGAAGGATCATGGCGTAGCGGAGCAACATGTTGTTCCTGTTGCCGTCGCCGGTGTTGTTGATTACCCAACGTTCCAGCTTGTCCATGGAAGCCTGGTCCTTCAGCGTACGCCGACGTTCCTCGTCCTTGGTGGTCTTCGGAATGAACGGCAGAGCATCGAACAGTTCCCCGTCGAGATACTCGTAGGTGCCCCCATGAGAGAGCCACTTGCGAGCACGCTGACCTACGGCGTCATCCACTTCGAACGGCAGGGATTCGATCACCGCGTTGTAGAACTCCTTGTACTCCTTGGCGTCCATCTTGAGGGTGTAGTTCAACGGGATGATGATGCGGAAGCGATCACCATTGTCGTCTACCTGGTGGCGTTTCGTGGTGTACAGAAGAGCCTTGTAGCCCTTAAGGAATTCCTTGGCCGTGGACATCTTGCACCCGTGGTCAATGTCGATTACCAGCAGGTTGAAACCAACCTTACAGTTCTCTTCATTGCGATGACCCTTGCGTTCCTCGCCACCATTGAGGTGGTGATTTATCCAATGGATTCCATTGGCTTGGGTCATCTTCCACAGGTCGTCCCAGGTAGCCATGTCGTTGAAATAGCCGTACGCGATGTCTTGCGAGTAGGCCACGATCAGGCTCTTTTCATGGATGTCAGTGGCTTGGAGTGCTTCCCCACGGAGGAACATGATGTCCTGCTCGTAGGTCTTCTTGATGATGATGTTGTTCTTGTAGCCCCAGGCAGTAGCCATCACCAGCATGTCGTCTTTCTGCTGGCGAGAACCCCGGTAGAACGGAAGATCCTCGTCCAGTTCAGCGACAGTGGTTTCCGCATTGGTGGCTGCAAGGTACTTCGCCAGCTTGACGTAGGGACGATCCCTGGTCATGAGCATGTCGAAGCACTCGCCGGATTCCTCGGCAACCTTGATGGCTGCGTAGAGGTGGTCCATGGTCAGGACAGGCGAATCATCCACGAAGGCATAGGCACCAGCCAGCTTGAGAGCCTTGAAGTACCGGTGGGTAACCTCTGCTTTCTTGGCTTCCTGGTGCTCAGGCAGATCCGCCGCAATACGCTCACAGCGGAGCTTGTACTCGATGGACAGCAGAGCAGTGTCCTTGTCCATGGTGAGCACACGACGCATGTTGCTCGCGTCAGCCAGACGCTCCAGATCGTCGCAGAGATCTTCGATGAAGGTAGAGGTGGAATTCTTCGTCATGAGGTCGTAGACCTCTTCCGGTGTCATGTCCACTTTCTTGCCTTCACCTGCCATGCCGAAGAAGCATCGACGGGCATAGCCAGTCTCCAGCAACTCCATCAACTGGTCCTCGGTCTTGCCACCATCCAACAGCTTACCGGGAGTACCGAAAGCCATGAGGTTGGTAGGCGTACGACCGATGATCTCTTCGCCACGAAGGTTGTCGTTGGTGTTCTTGACCAACTTCTGCTTGACCGAACCCACGTCGAACAGTTCCAGGAACGTCGGCATGATCTCGGTCATGGCAGGCAGGTTGAGGCCGATCTCGTCTACCACGAGGTTGACGGCACCGGCATTGGCCATGAGCAGCTTGTGACGCATCTGCTTGACGGCTGGACCCGTACCCGAGTCGAAGTCGTACAGCAGAGGGCCGAGGGACTTGAACTCCTTACGAACAGCTTCCTGCTCGTCCGGCAGTTCCGAACCCTTTCGGATGTGGCGCTTGAACGCCAGATCGTCGAGGTGTTTCTCGGCTGCGGTGTCGAAGGTTTCCATGAACCGATGGCGGAAGCCAACGGTGATTTGGTCTTCCATCACCTTGGTGGAGAATCCCTTACCTGCACCAGACGGCATCAGGTTGAGGGCGTACATGTTGACCGGAATCTCGCCTCGTTCGTGAGTCTTGATGTGACAACGCATGTGCGCTGCCATCATCGAGAACTGGAAGCCAACCAAGATCCTGAAGAACCTGTGGTTCTTGGATTGGGTCTTCTCACACAGAATTTCGACGATGCGTTCCGAGGTCGGGTGGTGTTGCATTTCCTCGTACTTGAGCATCACTTACTCCAGGTTTATACGATGAGGTCGCCCTTGGCGATGAGCATGTCCTTCTGCGTACACAGCAGGTATGCAGGGCAGTAGAGGCAAGCCTTGACTTGGCCGGGGACGGTCTTCACTACACCGATGTTCCCATCCTTGGCACGGTGAGCCATGGCTTCCGAAAGGCTGTCGAAGTTCTTGGTACTGCGAGCACCCTTCTGTTCAGCCTTGGCGGGGTCACGATAGTACTTGTACACCGTATCGCTTCGCCATAGCTCTTCGTCGGTGCACAGGGGTAGATCAGCTTCCGGGGTATCCTTGAGGGACATCAGGAGCTTCACCCGATTGGTGATCCACTCTTCCGTTTCAGCGATGGGCATCAGGTTGAACACCTTCGAAGCCACACGGCTCTGAGGGTAGTCCTTGTTCTGCCTTGCCATGAACTTCTGCCAATCCGTGAAGATGAAGTGGATTCGCATGGTGTCCTTGGTGATCAGCCCAGGATTGAGGGCACGATAGATCGACCCTTGCATGATGTAGTCGTTGTCTTTCGAGTCCTTGATGTAGCTGTAGGTGGTGGTGGACTTGAAGTCTTCCACCTGACCGTCTGCTACGAAGTCGTACTTGCCGGATACCATTACTCCTGCGTACTCCTTCTTGGACCGCTGCTCCATGTAGACCGTGATAGCAGGTTGCTCATTGGCTTCGTTGAAAGCCTTGAGTTCTGCCTCGGTGGGGTTCACCAGCACACGTTTCGCAACGCTTGCAGGGATACCCAGGGCATCCAGTGCCCGGTCCTTGTTCACGGTCCAAGCCTTCTCGATGGAGTCGTGGATCGCTGCACCCATGCGGTTGGCGATCATGCCCTCGATATCGGCCATGGAGTCGGACGGCTTGATCCTGCGAGCGAGCACCACTTGCCTGATTGGTTTCAACAGGGTGGTGGCCGACAGTCCTGCTTCGCTGTAGTCGTAGTAGTCCGAAGCCAGCCATAGAGCCATGGCCATCGGTATACCCGTCTGGTTGGTGTAGATCTGACCCATGTCAGTCGTCCTCTCCTGCGTTGTCTTCAAGCCAACGATTGAGGGTATCCCTGGCTTCCTTAACGTCCTGCCAGAGGCTCTTGCCGCCGCTCCGTTGACCTGGTGCCATGAGCTTCTTACGAGCATGGTCCAGAGCACCGGATGGGTCGATGTCGCCCAGAGGGAACAGCATGTTGATCCGGTACACGTCCAGGTACTTCCAGTTGCGGGGGATCATCCGCTGGTATCGGTTCGTAGTTGCTTCCGCCCGTTTATCATCGGGTGCCTTCGCAGAAGTCTTGACGGGCATCATGTGATGCAATTTCTTGCAGTCCACACAAGGCTGTCCCTGCGGATGCTGTGCGTTACACACGGGATGCGGTGAGTCGAGAAAATCACTCATTGCTTGCTCCAAAGTATCGGTTGAGGTGGAACACGGCTAGCTTGGCTGCTGCCATGTAGCGAAGCGCTTGTCGCTTCTCCAAAGCCATGCCACCCATGAGCAGGTCATAGCACAGCTGAGGTTCTTGTAGCAGGACGAACAGGCGTGCAGTCGATAACGGCCTCTGGGAGCCTTCTGTGGCTGATGCGATGCCTGAGAGGATGTCCTCTACCCCACGATCCGAAAACGCGTCAGGAAGCCCCTGTAGGCGTTTTGCGTGGGGGTTGCTAAACCAGCGTGTTCTAGGACCGCCGATAGATCTTCGGTCCAAACCATGAAACCTGATGGTATCAGCCCGAGCCTTGCCTAGATGAGCCAGGAGAGTGGGCATGGAGTCGATGGGGAAATCCTTGTGGGGGATGTCTCCAGCGGTGATTTTCTGCACGGAATTCTCCTGGTTAAAAAATGATCACGAAAGTGTCTTATATATAATAGGGGACTCTCACCCCTCTTCTTTCGAAGGGGTTCGCCCCTGGAAGGGGCCGTCCCAGGGCGACCACTAGCGCTCACCCTCCCCCTTCTCCATTCAGGGAAGGGGTCAGGTGAAGTGGTCGCCCGAGGAGCGAGCGCAGCGAGGCCCGCAAGGGATGACCCGTAGCCTGACCCCTGACCGGAAGAAATTGAATATTCAATTATTTCCTTCCGCCTATCCACGCATCCACTCCCGTCTCGCTCTGCGGTGCTCGCTACGCTCGATCCTCGGCGGACTGCGTTCCCGCGTGGATAGGCTGGGGGAGGTTAGGGAGGTTATACTTTGACCAACTCTGGAGGAATCAACATGGTTGACACTTGCAACATCACGGGGGTCTGTGGAACTGGGGACTGGAATGGTCCTAAGCCAGGTGACCCCAACATGAGTGATCTACTCCTGAAGGCAACTCCTGCCTTCGGGGGTATCGACATTGAGTTCACTTGGCCTACTACCAACCCAGGTGCAGTAGGTACTACTCGTCTGTTCCGTAGTACTTCCCCTGACTTCTCAGGTGCAACTATCCGTGCCTTCGTCAGTGGTAACTTCTACTTCGACAAGACGGACCCTGGTTCCAGGGTAGATCAGCGGTACTACTACTGGATTCAGTTGGTTTCGATCAACGGTACTGATGGGGACATCATTGGTCCTGCATCAGCAACTGCTCGCCCACTCATCGAACAGATGATTGAGCAGCTTACTGGGGAGATCGACAACGGACTCTTGTCACAAGAACTACGACAAGAGATCGCTCAGATCGAACTGAACAAACTGGGGATCACCCAGGAAGAGATCGAACGAGCCAAGAACGATGATGCTCTTGGTGTTCGACTCTCTCAGATCGACGCCAAGATGGATCAGAATACTGCCATCTTGCAGGAAGAGGTTCGTGCTCGTGTGACTGCTGACAGTTCTCTGGTGCAGACAGTCAACACTATGTACGCCGACTTCAACGGGAACATTGCAGCAATCCAACAGGAGAACATTGCACTAGCTACCAAGGTTAACTCCTTGGCTTCTTCGGTAACCACGATCAACGCCACCGTCAACGGGGACTCTGCCTCTGGTAAGGTTGGCTTGGTTGCAGAGGTGCAGACTCTGGACGGTAAGGTTACTCAGATCGGTGCTCGATGGACTGCCACTGTTGATGTGAATGGTTTGGTTGGTGGCTTCGGTGTTTACAACGATGGTCGTGTTGTTGAAGCTGGCTTCAACGTAGACCGCTTCTGGATAGGTCGTCCTGGTACTCCGAAGAGTCCAGGCAGCTACCCGTTTATCATCGACAACAACATCGTCTACATCAAAGAGGCTGCCATCCAAAAGCTGACCTTCGACAAGCTCAGGGCACAGGATGGAAGTCTCATCGTACAAGACGGTAAGATCAAAGCTGCCTACATCGAGGCGGAAGACATCATCGTGAACAACATCCAGTCGGACAACTACCAACCGGGAGTTCAAGGCTGGGCCTTCCGTCCCAACGGGATCATGGAAATCAACGGTACGGCTGGTACTGGCCGTATGACTATCAACAACGCCACCATCAAGGTGTTTGACCAAGCAGGCAAACTCCGGGTGCACATTGGGAACTTGCAAGCATGAGTTATGGTTTTCGCTTCTACGACGCCAACGGTAACGTCACTGTGGACTCCACCAACAAGTCCTTCCGGTCTGTCTTCCGGCAGGAGGTGTTTCCTACCCAAGGGGGTACCACCAACATGCCTGCTGGCTTTGATTCTAGTAAGGGAGACTTCTTCTTCCTTACTTGGTATGACATAAACCCAACTCCTTGGCCTTACTTTGCTGACTTCAGTTTCGTAAACAACCAGATCCAATGGATCACTGGAATCAACCCAACCATGACCAAGGTGTACTTGAACATAGTGAGTTTCCGATGAGTTACGGTATCAAGCTTACCAATGACAACAACGACATCTGCATCGACGAGATGAACCCTGTTTATGTGGTTGTACTGGAAGGCACGTACAAGTACGACAGCCCTGGACAAGACTACATCTACATTCAGTTCCCAACTCCTATCCGGTCGCAGAGTCTGCCCATCTTCTTCGCCAAACAAGATGGTCCTCATGGTTTCACAGACTTTATCTGGTTTGGATCAAATGGTAACTGGACTGGTTGTCGGTTCGTGTTGACCAACTTCTTGGGTATGGCTCCATCAGTGTACTCAGGAAAGTACAAGATCGTTGCCATCCATATGCCCAAGACTGCTGGGTGGGGAATGCAAGTATTCGACGCAGCCGGTAATGGTGTATTCGACACTGGGTACACACCAGCTGTTTTCCTGGGGGCTATCCAGAGATTCGCACCGTATGGATGGAACCCTAATTTCCCTGGGGGACGTTCCCTGGCCAGTTGGTACGCAGATGCAACCAAGTTCAAGCAGGGTTGTTACTTCCGGGTAGACTTTGGCAACAGCACTTACATGTACAACGGGTACACCGTAGGAATGTTGAACGGACCAACTGGCTGGATGTACGTAGCGGCTTTTGCTACTTACAGGCCATCACACACGCTTGACCACGCTTTGTTGGCCATTGAATAAACGGTACACTGCACGCTCCCTTCGAAGAGGATACTCCCATGACTACCAAGGTGATCTTCACCTTCCACAGCCCGGACGGTAGCCCACAGGCGAACGAGAAGTTCACCGTGCGGTTGACTCGTCCTGGTATGAGCGATGCAGAACACTGTGTCGTTATCCCTGAAACCTATGAGATGGTGACTGACTCCAAGGGTGAGTTCACCATGGACCTGGAATCGTCTACCTCTGCTTACCGAGTCACTGCTATGGGCGATGACGACGAGTACGAGGACGATCCTTGCTCGCAGTACACCTTCACCTTCTACGTACCGGACTCGGTTGATCCGGTCTACGTACAGGAACTGATCCTGATGCCTCCGCCCAACAACTTGCCGTGGGACGAGGAAGCCATGAACAAGATCACCCAGGCGGTGGTCGATGCTCGTAATGCACGAGACGATGCGGAAGAGTCCGCTGTCCGTGCAGAGGCTCAGGTAGGTCTGGCTGCTGAGCAAGTGGATCTGGCCAAGGCTGAGGTAGCCAAGGCAACTGAGCAGGTTGGTTTGGCCAAGGCAGAAGTCACCAAGGCTACTGCCCAGGCTGACCGCTCCAAGGCAGAAGCTGATCGTGCCACCACTCAAGCTACTGCTGCGGCTACCTCTGCCACCCAAGCCAAGACCCAAGCTGATCGTTCCAAGACGGAAGCCGACCGCTCGAAGAGTGAGGCTGACCGTGCT